ACAGCTGGTGCAAATGTTGTAAATTCAAATGTCGAAGGTGCAGAAAAAACAACTGAAGCAACTAAAACAGCAGCAAAAGAAACACAAGAAAAAGTTGAAGCAGCAAATGAAAAAGTACTAAATGCTCAAGCCGAATTAGCTAGTGCAACTGCTACATTACAAGAAGCAGTAGAAGCAGGTATGATACCTGAAATTAGAGAAGCTAGAGCAGCAGCTGAAGCTGCAAAGGTAGCAGCTGAAGCAGCAGCAAGAGAACAAGCCGCAGTTAGTATGAAAGCTGCTGGTATTGCTAATTTAGGTGGCAAAACATATGCCGATGGCGGCAATATTCCTAAAGGCGGGTTTGGCATTGTAGGTGAAGCTGGTCCTGAATTTGTTTCTGGTCCTGCCAATGTAATGAGTGCTAGAACCAGTATGGGTGTTATGCAGACATTAATGAAAAGCATTAGAGGATTGGATATGAATGTTCAAGAAGTGCAATCTGCAATGGAAAATAGCATAAGTACTAATAATGAACCTAGCTTGGGTGCTATAGAAAGTAATAAAAAATTAGATACTATGATTGGTCTTTTAGGACAACTAATACAAGTTGAAAATATGGCTGTAGGAACACAAAGCAGACAGTTGAAGGCAACAAAAGGACTAACTGGTAATATGTTGAGAGGTGTATAAATGAGTTGGAAGAAATATTTTACTCCCGTTCCAACTGCGGACAATAGAAATGGTGGATATTCACCATTTAGTTTGAAAGGCAACAACGGTGTAGGCCCTGCTGCTGCAAACTATTCCTCACACCTTCCAGACGTATATGTTGGATCACCTAATCGTATCGAACGTTACAATCAATACAACACAATGGACAGTGATTCAGAAGTGAATGCTGCACTAGACATCCTTGCAGAATTCTGCACACAAAAGAATAAACAAAACGATACACACTTCAACATAGACTTTAAAGGTAGTCCAACTAACAGTGAAATACAAGTTATTGGGCAGTATTTGCAGCAGTGGTGCAAACTAAACAAGTTTGAAACACGTATGTTTAGAACTATTCGTAATGCGTTTAAATATGGCGATCAGTTCTTTATTAGAGATCCTGAAACACAAAAATTGTTCCATGTTGATCCTAGTCAAGTTACAAAAATTATTGTAAATGAAAGCGAAGGCAAAAAGCCCGAGCAGTATGTTGTAAAAAATCTAAACTTTGCATTTGAAGCATTAGAAGCAACACCGCTTAACACACAAAATAGTTATGGTCCAGGTGGTACAAACGGTTATCAACAAGTCAAACAACAGGGTATGACAGGCGGTAATCATACACCAAGTGGTAATACCAGTAGATTTGCACAAGAACACGACGAAACTTATGTAGATGCTAATCACGTATTGCATTTGTCAATGAGTGAAGGACTTGATCAAAACTATCCATTTGGTAACAGTTTGCTCGAAAGTATTTTTAAAGTTTATAAGCAAAAGGAATTGCTTGAGGATGCGATTATCATCTATCGTGTCCAACGTGCGCCAGAGCGCAGAGTATTCTACGTTGATGTGGGTAACATGCCTTCACACCTTGCGATGCAGTTTGTGGAGAGAGTCAAAACAGAAATACACCAAAGACGAATCCCATCCAAGACAGGTGGTGGCACAAATGTCATAGACAGTTCATATAATCCACTGTCAATCAACGAAGACTACTTCTTTCCACAAACTGCTGAAGGACGTGGATCAAAAGTTGAAACTCTACCGGGCGGTACTAACCTAGGAGAGATTGATGACCTTAGATACTTTACTAATAAATTGGTACGTGGCTTACGCATACCTTCTAGTTATCTACCCACAGGCGCTGATGATGGCGCATCGCAGTATAATGATGGACGAGTAGGCACAGCATATATTCAAGAATTACGCTTTAACAAATATTGCGAACGTCTGCAAAGCATGGTTGAAGAAGAATTCAACAAAGAATTCAAATTGTTCTTGCAAAGCAAAGGTGCAAACGTAGATTTTAGTATGTTTGACTTGAGACTAACACCTCCACAAAACTTTGCAGCATACAGACAAGCAGAACTTGATAACAACAGAATCAGCACATTTACAGGCATGGCAGCTATACCATATATCTCAAATAGATTTGCACTAAAACGTTTCTTAGGACTTAGTTACGAAGAGATTGCTGAGAATGAACGTCTATGGCAAGAAGAAAATGATGAGAATCTAGTTGATCTAGTCGATGACGATATGGCAGGCGAAATGCGTGGCGCAGGACTAAGCGGTGCTGACCTTGCAGGAGACTTAGGCGGTATTGAAACTGACCTAGGCGGAGATGCAGGTGGCATCGACGGCGGCACAGGCGAAGGTGTGGACACAAACACAGAGACAGACTTAGGCGCTGATCTAGGCGGCGGCGACGAAACAGCACAAACTATATAAATACTAACATGATACTAAGAGAACTATATTACTTTAACAAAGAAACAATGGAGCCAGAAGAGGACGAAACATACGATCCTCAAGCAGATACCAGTGTGATTAAAGTTGATGACGATCGTAAAAGTCGTCTAACTCTTAAAGATATCAATCGTGCCCGCAAGGCAAGTGACGCCCATAGAGATCAAAAAGCAAAAGATCTAAACTATATCAGACAAATGTATGGATTAGCAGCACAGGCAGCACTTGGCGGAGTTTAATGGCAAGCAAAATAGCGTTTGTACTAGGTAACGGTACTAGTCGCAAAGACATTAATCATCATAATTTAAAAAGATATGGAACAGTGTATGGTTGTAATGCACTGTTTAGAGAGTTTGCACCTGATCATTTGGTATGCGTAGATACCAAAATGGTTACCGAAATAAATGATGCACAATATCAGCACAAACACAATGTTTGGAGTAATCGAAACAAACTCACAGAACGCACACCTGGTATTAAAATTATTGATCCTAACAAAGGTTGGAGCAGTGGACCAACAGCATTAATGATTGCAAGTCAGCATGGACATAAAGTAATCTATATAATGGGTTTTGATTATGTTGGTATTGGCGAACAACAAGAAAAAGTAAATAATATATACGCAGGCACAAAAAATTATAAAGGCATCAACGATAGAGCAACCTATTATGGAAACTGGCAAAGACAAACTATGATGTGTATAAATCAGTTTCCAAAGACTAAATACTATCGAATATTAAAGTCTATGAATGATTATATTCCTGATCATCTCAAAGATTTAACCAATTTATCGCATATCACAGTGGATGATTTTGCGAAAAATTTCCAATAATCGGTAAAATGGGCTGTTTTGACCCCATTTTACACGTATATTTTCTAAAAAGTGTAAATATAATAGACAGCCTTGACAATAAAGGAGAATGACATGACTGATCGCAACAAGTTTGAAGAAATGCTTGAGCGCCTCGTCAATGAAGACAGAGAAGGTGCAGAAGCATTATTCCACGAAATCGTGGTAGAAAAATCAAGAGATATTTACGAATCACTACTTGAAGATGAAGAAGTAGAAGAAACAACTGATGAAGAAGTTGATGAAGCTACAGATGAAGAAGTAGATGAATCAGAAGAAGACCTAGACGAAGCAACTGATGAAGAAGTTGATGAAGCATCAGACGAAGATCTAGATGAGTCAGACGAAGAGTTAGACGAAGCAGACGAAGAAGTAGATGAAAACTTTTTTGATATGGCAGAAGGTGACCCAGTAGACGACATGATGGGCGACATCGAAGACCCAGACATGGGCGGTGACGACATGGAACCAGAAATGGGTGACGACGACATGGGTATGGGCGACGAAGACGGTGACGTAGAAGATCGTGTTGCAGACCTAGAAGACGAGCTAGAAGCACTAAAAGCAGAATTCGAAGCTATGATGGGCGACGAATAAGCAGGTGATGAAGAGCCAGCAGACGACATGCCAATGGACATGGACTCAGAAGAAGGCGACGATGACGAAGAAGCTGAAGAAGAAGCAATTGCTTTCGAAGACGAAGAAGTGGAAGAAGCAGCTGACGAAGAAGTAGAAGAGTCAAAAGCACCAAAGTCACAAACAGAAATTATGCGTGAATACACAGATAAAGTCACAGCAACAATGGGCGACAACGGCGCAAACACAAAATCAACAGTTGCAGGTAAAAACGATATGGGCGGAACAACAGCAAATATCGCAAAAGGCGGCGACGGCGGAGCAGGCGGAACAGCAGGCGGTCTAGCACAACCATCAACTAAAGAAGATAACGCAGGGAATGTAAATGTTCCAGGCGCAAAAGGTGCTACTAAAATGGCATCGCAACCCGGCCATGGTGCCGAGAAAAAAGGTAAGCCAGAAGCAGCTGACAAAGGCGCAGGCTCACCTTTAAATGGCGCTCCAAAAAGAGCAAAGTAAGGACTGATAGATGAATTTACTAAACGAACATCTGAGTTTCGACCAAGCTAGAATGGTTGTTGAGTCTGCCAACGATGGTAAAGACCTTTACATGAAAGGTATTTGCATTCAAGGCGGAGTACGCAACGCAAATCAGCGTGTTTATCCCGTTAACGAGATTGGCAGGGCTGTCACCACACTCAACGAACAAATTAGTGGTGGCTACTCAGTGTTAGGTGAAGTAGATCATCCAGATGGACTAAACATTAACTTAGACCGTGTAAGCCATATGATTACAGAAATGTGGATGGATGGCCCAAACGGTTACGGTAAATTAAAAATTCTACCAACTCCGATGGGACAATTAGTTAAAACAATGCTTGAAAGCAGTGTTAAACTAGGCGTTTCATCGAGAGGTAGTGGAAATGTAAGCGAAAGCGGTAACGGTGAAGTATCAGATTTTGAAATTATCACTGTAGACGTTGTGGCGCAACCAAGTGCGCCAGGCGCATACCCAACACCGATATACGAACATCTTATGAATAGCAGAGGCGGTTATAGGGCGTTCCAAACATCAAGGGAAGTTCAAGGCGATAAAAAGGCACAAAAATACTTAAAAGAGAGTCTATTAGATATAATAGACAAACTCCGCTAACTAGGAGAGGATACAAAATGTTAGATGCACTAAAATCACTCTTCGAAAATTCAGCACTATCAGAAGAAGTGCGCTCAGAACTAGAAGAAGCATGGAACGCAAAGGTGAAAGAAAATCGCCTACAAGCGACTGCGGAACTACGTGAAGAATTTGCTAAAAAGTATGAGCATGATAAAACAACAATGGTTGAAGCCATTGATGCTATGATGACAGAAAAACTTAGCGAAGAAATTGCAGAATTCCAAGAAGATCGCAAGCAACTAGCAGAAGCAAAAGCTAAATTTGCTATTGCACAGCGTAAAAATGCAAATCTAATGAAATCATTTGTTAGTGAAACACTAGCAAAAGAAATCAAAGAACTACATGCAGATCAAAAAGCAACTGCTGATAAATTTGTTGCTTTAGAAGAATTTGTAGTTGAGTCACTTGCAAAAGAAATTGCAGAGTTTTACGAAGACAAAAAAGATCTTGCCGAAACAAAAGTACGTCTTGTACGTGAAGGCAAAGCTCATGTTGATAAAGTTAAACAAGACTTTATTAAGAAAAGTGCAGCGTTGGTATCAGAAACAGTTGCTAAAGGTCTTAAAAAAGAGATCTCAGCACTTAAAGAAGATATCGATCAAGCACGTGAAAATGATTTTGGACGCAAACTATTCGAAGCATTTGCAAACGAATATCAACACTCATATCTAAACGAGAAGAGTGAAACTTCAAAACTTCTAAAAGTTGTTGGTGCTAAAGACAAACAACTAGCAGAAGCAAGAGAAGCAGCGTCTAAAGCAATCAAACTTGCAGAAGCACAAGCACATCAAAATAAAATGATCACTGAAAGTGCAAAACGCAAAGACACAATTAGCGATATGGTTGCGCCACTAAGCAAAGACCAGCGTGAAATTATGGTAGACTTACTGGAATCAGTTCAAACAGACAGACTACGTTCTGCGTTTGACAAATACCTACCGGCAGTTATTGACGGTAAAGGTCCAGCGAAGCAAAAGGCAGTATTAGCAGAGGCAAAAGAAGTAACAGGCAACAGAACCCAATCAAATGACATCAAAGCAGACGTAGATCACAATGTAGTTGATTTAAAACGTCTTGCTGGACTATAAAGAGGAGAAACCAATGTCAGAACTATTAGAAAGTCGCTGGCACGATACAAAAAGCGCACTTCTTGAAGGCCTACAAGGCAATAAGAAAGCAGTAATGGCTTCAACGCTAGAAAATACTCGCAAGTATTTGGCTGAAACTGCAACTGCTGGTGCTACATCTGCCGGTAACATCGCAACACTTAACCGTGTGATCCTTCCAGTGATCAGACGTGTTATGCCAACAGTTATTGCAAACGAACTAGTTGGT